CGTCGTAAACCTCAAAGGTGCGCTGCGTGCCCGCCGGGGTCTGGGAGAAGGACGCAATCAAAGCGCCCTTCCCGCGGCCCCAATCCTCGCCGGACTTCGTCGCGCGGCATTCGAATGCCTGATACGCGATGTCCGACGAGAATGTGACGGTGATCGAGTCGAATCCCGAGACTGCCGATATCTTGTTTCCGGTGATGGAGAAGGTCAACTCCGGCGCGGCCATTAGGCTGCGCTCCACGTCCCGGCGGCGTTTTTGACGAAGACCTTCACGATCTTCACGCCGTCGCCGGAAGACGCTGCTTCGAGATCCGCGCCCTTGACGGTGACGTTGATAGCGGTGTTCTTCTTGTAGCCGCCTGCCGTGCCGCTGACGTTCGTGGAGCCGCCCGTCGCCGGGATCTGCGTGCCCGCCGTGTGCAGGCTGCTCGTCGCCGGGACGACGCGGACGGTGTATTCCTCAAAGTCCACATCGCAGACGAAGGAGAACGCCGCTGCGTCGTAGCCAGTGACCTTGGAAATGCGGCTCTTGTCGGGGCCGGTGATGGTCACGGCAGGAATCGACGTGTTGAGCGTGATGGAGTCGCTGGCCGCAGCCGATTCGTTGCCGACGTCGTCGCGCACCTTTACATAGATCGTCTTCAGGCCGTCGCCGTCCGGGAGCGTAATGGATTTTGTTGCGGCGAACGTCTCCCACGACGCATCTGCTTCCTTTGCCGCCGCCTTTGTGCCCCAGATCTTCATCTGGTAGCCGGTCGTCGCGGCGTCGGTGACGGAGATCTTCGCGGTGACGGTCGCGCTGGTCGCGTACTGCGCGCCGTCGTTCAGGATCAGCGATAGGCCGGCAGGTGCCAGCGTATCAAGTGTCAGATTGAAAAAACTTGCCATCTGGATTTATCCCCTTTCTTCGCTTGTGAGTTCAATGTACAAAAATCCGCCCGGTCTTTCGTAGATGGTTTTCGTGCCCAGGTGGGCGGATTTGATGCCCATGGAGCCGATGAACAGCTCCAGAATGCGTTTGAGTCCAACTGCCAGCATGTTATCCCTCCAACAGATACAGTGTCCGCGCGTCCTTTTTGTCCAGCGCGTCATAGTCCGATTTTGTCAGCACGAGGATCGCGTCGATCTGCGCGGATTGGATACCGCCGCCGGAGCCGCCGCCAGCACGCACGGAAACGTTAAAGGAAACGTCGACCGGATCGCGGTTCTTGAGTTCAAATTCAATGCCGCCCATTACAACACCGCCTTTGAAAGCGCGTGCGCAACGTCGATCTGCTTGATCTCCGAGCCGATCACGTCACCGCTCTTGAATTTCACGCGCACCTGCATCTGACAGAGCTTCGGGAGTCGAAAGGTCTCCTGCTGGGTGAGGGGAAACAGAAACTCTCCGTCCTCGTATCCGATCTCTCCCGGATAGCTCTTTTGCAGGTAAAGCAGAGAAATTTCCACCTTTTCAACGCTTGCAACGTCCAGCGGCTGCCCTTTATTCTTGATGGTAACACTAAGGTTATACGAATCTCCCTGTACCAAATGCCGCACCTCCGTTCTATGTGCCGATAATCTTGCATTCTGCCGCCGCGATTCCGCTGAGGCGAATGTCCATACTGGTGATCGTTCCGGTGATCTTTGTGCCCCACGGCGTTGTGGTCTGCACGTAATCGCCCGGGGCTTCCTTGTCCATGACAATTTTGACGCTGTGCGTCTGACGGCGCATATAGTAGTCAAAGACGTGCTGCGCGACGGCGGCAACATTGTCGCTGTTGACTAGCGTAGCGTCGCGCACTTCGATGACGTTCGGCTTGGTCTGCGTGGTGGCGTTCGGATTGGCCTTGGACGTGACCGACGTCGTGTGATAGTAGGTCGTACCGCCGACCTCCACGCTCTCTCCGCTTCCGGACGTCGAATAGCTGTGTGCCGTCACGCGGATCTCCGTGACCACTGCCGCCGTTTCCACGCTGCCGCCCGTGTATGTCCGGTCAAGCGGGATCGTGGCAGGAGAGGCCGCCGTGAGCCTCCGGACGCGCACGCCACGCGACGCGCTTGTGTCAATGGTCGCACGAAGCGCGAAAACGATCTGTTGCAGCGCTTCTCGTTTCGTGCAATCCGGGATATAGCCGGTTACGGTCTCGTCTTCCAGCGCAGGGTCGAAGTCCAGCGTGAAGTGCGCGCCGAGAATCGAGGTTATCAGCTCCTTCGCATTTTTGCTGCTGTAGACCGCCGCCGCGAATGGCTCGTCGTCCAGAATGCCAAGCGCGTCCTGGCAGGATACATCATAGAGCCGTTCGCTCGACCGGGACGAGCTCTTGATGTAAAAGACGCCGATCAGCTTTGCACCGTCATAGGCGCTGACGGGCTGCTTCTCCTGAAAAATGAAGTCGATATCATCCGAGTTGTCGAGCGTGAAATCCAGCGTATTGATCTCCACATCGTCGGAGATCACGCTGACGCCCTCTGTGACGGTGACGCTGCGCAGATCCTCTCGCTCGAATTCCCGGACGATGCCGAAGAATATCTGCCGGAGCTTTGCATAGCGGTACGGCAGGCTCGTCTTTTTCAGCTCAATCACGAGCTTGTTGTAGCCCGTGACGGGCTTGGCGCAGAAATATTTCTGGCCGTCCGGCGTGAAGTCCTGCGACGCGACAATTGTCTCGCCGTTGTACCACGTCATGGTCAGGGCGCTGCAATAGTCGCCGGTGCCACCGTCAAAATAGAGGTAAATTCCGGAGCTTGCGAACGTGCCGTCCAGCGTGATAGTCAGCGTCGGGTTCGCGTCAAAGGTGCAGTCCGCTTTGCTCGGAGCCGAAGACCAGAACGAAGCAATTTCGTTCGTCCGTATCGGTCGCGCGCCGTCTAGCGTCCATTGGTTCAGCTCGTTCGTTGCGACGGTCACCGGCTCCGTGCCGTATGTCAGCAGGGACAGGTCGGAGAACGGCTGCGCGGCGGTGCTCGCCACGCTGGCTGCCTCCGCCGCGCCTACCGCGACGTCCTCATAGATCACACGTACACTCATACCGGCGTCCTCTTGGGCTTCATGGCGATAAAGTTGATCGTCAGATTGCCCCAGTCGTTGCGCCCGTCGTAGCTTCCGGCAAGCTCATCGTCGCCGTTTGCCACATAGGCGTCAAAGGTCATGGTTCCCTGCGCGTATGGGACAGTCAGCACGTGACTGTCGACCGGTGCGGAAATGCTCTCGTAAAAATCGTCGTATTCCTCCGGGTCGGAGGATACGGGGTCGATTTCGAGGCTGTAGTTGTAATACGTACCGATGATGTCGCGAGTCATCGCGCCAGTCATAACGCGCCCGGCGTTGTCGCCGTCAAGGACGGAGAACGACCGCTTGCAGCTCACGACGTGAAGATTGAAATACGCCTTGCCGTCAAGGCTCAGTGCGCTTCTCATGTCTTCACCCCCGCAAGACGAACGCCGACGCGCTGCGTTTCCTCATTGTTCAGCTGATAAATCGTGCGTCCAAGCTCACGCCGGTCAAGCTGAAAGATAACCGTCATTTGTCTGCTTCCCGCTACGCCGGTCTCGGTCATGGCCTGTTTGAATGCCTGCACCATCGTGGAAAGCGGCGTCTCGATGTTCGTCCCGCTTTTCTGGTCGCCGAGGACGGCCATAAACTCCCGGTTCGGCGGGATGACCGCGCCGGAGGCGAGACGGGGTAGCTGGACGCGCGATACCGGCGGAATGTTGATTCCAATGGTTTTCCCGCCGACAAGCGGAACGCCATCCGGGATCTCAAAGTGAATTTTATTCAGCGCGGAAATCAGCAGATTGATTCCGTCAATGATGAAGTTGATACCGCCTTCAATTGTTCCAATAACGAGATTCCAGATGCCCTTCAGGATATCGAGAACGCCATTCCACGCTTTCTTCCAGTCTCCGGTGAACACGCCGGTCAGGAAGGTAATAAGGCCGCTTAGGATCTTCTTCCACGCGTTGTACTGGTCGGAAAACAGCTTCCCAATCGTCTCGAAGATCGCCGCAAGCGCCGGGTTCTTGGCCTTTAGCCAATTGATAAACGCGCTCCATGCGTCCTTGATGGAATTCACAATGGCGTTCCACGTCTGCTTCAGACCGTTCCAGATCTGCTTTGCCCCCTCTGCGGCGAGTTTCATATCACCTGTAAACACGCCTTTGAAGAATTTCCCGAAACCATCAATGACGTTTTTCAGGCCGTTGATGAGGTCTTCCCCGTGGCCCGTAAAGGACACCAGCGCAACGAGGATAGACGCGATTCCCGCAATCAGCAGCGGGATCCAGCTGCCTGTCAGGAGGCCGATTCCGATGCCGGCGGCGAGCAGACCGGCAATAATGGTCAGTGTGTTTTCCAGTGTAAACCCATTGTCGATTACATCCTTGATGCCAACAACAAGCATTGCAAGCCCGCCTACCACAAGGGCGATACCCGCGGCTATCGGCCCAAACGCAATCGCGAGACCGCCAGCAAGGGCCGCAAGACCGGCAAGCATGCCGAGGAAATTCGTCATGTCGATTCCGTTATTCCATGCGTCCAGCCAGAAATAGACGAGCGCAAACGCGCCTGCGGCCGCAAGTGCGATGCCGCCGATCTTGCTTAAGCTGTCTGTAAACATGCTGGCGATCTTCCACGCGAGCAGTCCGGCCGCGATCGCGCCGACAATGCCGAGGATGTCGTTCAGCTTATCTTCGGCAAGATCCAGATTCGAGAAATCCGGCGTGATCCCGCTCGAAGCGCCTGCTCCGCTCGTCCCGCCGCCTCCGGAGGCCTGATTGCTGGTGATCTGATTGATCTCGTCAAAGCTTGCCATGCTCTTGCTCGCGTCTTCTGCGGCAGAACCTATGCCCTCCAGCGCCTCTTTCTCGGCGTTCAGTCCCTTCGCGGCAGATACCTGCGCGCTCCAGCTTTTCCCGGACAGCATACCGAAAAACTTTGCGATTGCCGTCACGACTTGTGCCAGAATGTTGACCAGCTTCACAAAAACCGGAATCACGACTTCGAGGATCGGCTGTGCAAGCGTCAGAAGGGCTGCTTTCAGTTGCGCGATAGATGCACGGGCCGCCTCATTCTGCATGATCGTCTCGCTAAGCCAGCTGCGCAGCTGGGAAAGGCCGCGGGACAGGACAGTAAAGACCAGCGCGCTCCTCAGTACCCCGCTTAATCTTCTCCCGAATTTATTCATGCTTTTTTCGACGCGCGCCGACGCTTCGGCCATGCGGGCCGAGGCTCCGCTGGCGTCTGTGATCTGCTGCACCAGCTCTCCGGCTTTAGCCTTTGCAGCGTCAAGCGCATCAGTCTGGGTTATCACCTTGTCGGTGATCTTTGCATATTGACTCCCAAGCTTTTCCGCCGTTTTGTTTTGCTGCACCAGCAGCTGTTCCTGCTCTTTGATCTGCGCAGCAACCTCCGCCTGTCGAGAATAAGCATCTATGTACTCAGCTGGATTAGCCGAAGCGTTTCCGGACGTGATGCCCTTTAGGCGGTCAGCCTCCGAGCGGAGCGATTTCAGCGCGTCTTCCGTCTGCTTTGCGGACTGAAGCGCAGCGTCCAGCTCCTTTTTAAGCCCGCTCTGCGTTCCGGTGTCCTCGTTCAGCTTTGCTTCCATCTTGTCGATTTTCGCAGACAGCGTATCCAGCTCTTTCTGTGCCTTTTTCGCGTCCGCGTCGACGGTGACCACAATTTTCCCATCTGCCATATTTTCGCCACCTTTTCGGTTGATTTTTATCATTATTTGTGTTATCTTCCAAGTAAGGAGGGAAGAAATATGAGTGATTGCATTATCCAAATCAGCCGGGACAATTCTTTTTACGGTTCTGGCCTGACCGTCGGCGTTGCATTGGATGGCTGTGATGTCGGCACGCTGAAAAACGGTGAAGAACTTCGCGCTGTGGCCGCTCCGGGCCAGCACGAACTTTCTTTTTACCGGTATCGCCGTCTGGATAAAACCATATCCTTTGCCATTGCCGAAGGGCAGCAGAATGCTTTTTTTACCATCAAAATCAACGCCTCGAACCGCGTTGACGTTGTTGGCGGGCTAAAAACCAAGAAGCAGGCGAAACGTCCCAGCGGTTGCCTGACTGCCTTGATTGTGTTTCTTTGTCTCGCTGTCCTTATCGGTGCGGCCTTTGCTTCCTGCGGGTCGTCTTCCAAGCCCGAAAAGGTCGGGGAATCGAGTTCTTCCTCGCAGCAGCAACAGCAGCAGGCTAATTCCAGCCCTGAAACATTCGGTGTTGGGGATCAGGTCGTTCTGGACGGCGTGACGGTCACACTGCTTAGCGTTACCGAGAATTCCGGCCAGAATTACGTTTCACCGGATGAGGGAAAGGTTTTCGTTCTGTGCGAATTCGAGATTGAAAACAATTCAGCTAGCGATATTGCGTCCAGCACCATGCTCTCTTTCGAAAGCTACATCGATGGCTATACCACCAGTCTTAGCCTCACCGCCATGATGAGTGCCGACGAGCCGCAGCTTGACGGCACGATTGCCGCCGGAAAGAAGATGAAGGGCGTTGTCGGGTACGAAGCGCCGCAGGATTGGAGTGAGATCGAGATTCGATTCTCTCCAAGCTTCTGGGGTAGCGGAATCATTTTCGAGTATAAAAAATAAGTTTTTCTCGCAGCCGCCCCTAATCGGGGCGGCTGTTTTTTGTCCCGACGCCCCATGCGGCAAGCAGATCGTTTTCAGCTTCCGAGTATGTCGTTTTCAGGTCGACGATATCCCGGTTGCGCCGGTAGAATTCCCGTTCCTGCTTGTCAAGGCTCTTTCCGCGGGCCTTTTTATCCCGTATGGATACCACCTGTGCAAACAGGCAATCGCCGATCTCCTGATAATAGGACACGAATGAATACCAGTGCAGGTATTCCAGTGCCCGGACTTCGCAGCCCGCAATGCGGTTGATGGGCGCAATATAGAGATCAAAGTCCTGCGCCCATGACATGATCTCGGGTTGCTTTTTCTTTTCCCGGTTCTCCTGCCCGTGATCGATGAAACGGAAGCACTGGTTCAGGGCTTCCTGATAGTCGCTGACGGGCATTTCTTCGAAGCCTGGATAGAAGATGGTCAGCGCCGCTTCCGCCTTATCCCGCTCATCCAGTTCCCTGTCTGTCAGGGCTACGAGGATATCGAGAATTGCGCGGTAATCAGATTGGATCGGATACGTTGTGCCGTTCACGTCGACCGTGGTCGGCAGCGCCCAGATCACTTTTTCCATTTTGCTGTGTATTTCGCAATCCTCGGGTTGGTCTTCTTCTGCTCTGCCGCGAAGCTCGTGTCGATCTGATCGATCACGGCCAGCATGAGGTTACACCATACTGGCAGGCCGTCGGCCAGCGCGTAAACATTCATGGTGCCGAACAGCGCCGTGCAGACGGGCTTCGCGAACAAGCTGTCGATCATATCCCGCATTTCCGCGTCGCGGCGGCGGGCAATGGCGAAAATCTCCTTCTTGTCCGCGCAGTGGTCGACTTCGGCCTTATACGCATCCTGCTTCCTGTCCAGCTCGTCAAAGGTGTTGAAGATCTGTTCGACAAATGCGCTGTCGGTCGGGTTGAAGGAGACTTCCACCGCATCGTTCAGCTTGAACGACACAATGCCGGTTTCAAATCTGATTTCGGGCATGCCGTCCCCTCCTTACGCTGCATCCGGCGTGAAAGTAACCGCCCCATTGGAGCCGATTGCCGCCGTGCCGGTCGTGCGGTTGCCGCCGAGCGTCACGTCGAACGGCATACCGACGAATCCGCCGCCCTCGCCGCCGAGGCTTGCGGGCTTTACCATTGTGCCGTCGTAGCGCTCTGCAAAGACAGCGGTCTTTGCAGTGCCCGCGTAGTGATGGACAATAAGCACGTCCTGATTCGCCAGAGCTGCCGCGTCCTGATCCTTGATAGCCAGATTCCACAGCTTGACGAGCGCCGCGTCGCCCGCGTCCAGCTCGCACGGGTCAAAACTCTGCGTGATGATAGGCTTCTTCATGGTGGTTCTGGTCGTGCCGAGGATGTCCTTGCTGGAGTCCTCCTGCCAGTCATATTCCATGCTGGAATCCGTGACGCGCTTGCCGAACGGAGACCAGACAGGCGTAGATGCCTCGCCGGTATTCAGGTATGCGATCAGCAATTCGCGGTCAATGGTCTGGCCAGCAGTGGTATTAAAGGTCATGTCTGCCATAATTAAATCACCTCATATGTCAGTTTCATAAGAATTTGATGGTCTTCCGAGCCATCTTCGTACCGGGCGAACATTGCCGCGCGGCTGGACACTTCCACGCGCCTGACGCGCATCCCGTCGCCCAGAGACGGGTAGTTTTGCATCGCCCAGTCCCCAAAACGATTCAGCATGGCGTCGCATTTCAGACGCTTGTCGTTGCTGCTGCCGGGAATGATGCGGGCGATGATCTTAAATTGGTATTCCGCTTTATGCCCGCCGAGGATGTATTTCTGCGTGATATACGCGCCCTGAATAGTGGACAGCGCCATACTTGCAGAATCCGCAGCGAGAAATTCATAGTTGATCGTTGCGGCTGGCATATCGTCGTCTGAGAAGGAATTCGCCCAGATCATCATCTTCCGGGAGATATCCTGTTCTTCCTCCGCAGATACCAGCCTTTTTTGCTTTTCAGAGTCCATTCTTCACCGCCTTGTCTGCCACACGGAGCCATTTGTCAAGATTTTCGGCCTTTGACGCCTCGAACCAGTGCGCCTGTGCCTGTGCGTGTCCGGATTTGTTAAACACAAGGTTTTTGTCGGTTAGCACTTTCGTGCCGCCCTTCGGCGCGTAGGTGCTGCCGGTCTCCGGATCCACCATGACTTTCCCGTAGTACAAAAATCGCGCATACGGGCCGGGGTAGACAACAGAATTTCCCGCAACCTGCGTCCTCTCGTCGAGAGAACCAGTCAGGAACGGCACATATGGGCTTGTGTCCTTCCGCACCTGCGTTGCAACAATATGCTCCGCCTTGGTGCAGGCCTGCGCGAGTTTTTCCTGCAGCGCGTCAAATCCGTCTGCCTTTACGCTGAATTTCAGCATCACGTGCCTCCGACCTGCCAGTGCTGCATAGAGGTGCTGCCGAAGTCCTTCATGTCCACCTTTGTCACTTTGTACACATCGTCGTAAAGCATCTCAATCTGTTCTTCCGTCTTGTCCGGCTCGACTACTTCACCCTTCACAAAGAAGGTAGTGCCGCCGTTGCCGTCCGTGGAAAGCGTCCACAGGCCGCTTTTATCAGCTGCCCGCCAGAACTCCTGCGGCCCGACGTAGCGCTTCTCCGCACCTGTCACGCCGTCTACAGCAACCGCAGAGAACGGGATGTACAGATTCACCGCATCTGCTCCTTCAAGCCCGCTCGCGCGGACGTTGGCAGCTTTCGACGCTTGGAGCATTACGCCGCGAATCACTGTGATATAGCGCTTCTGCGTGTCCTTGAAATCCTGATCTTGCTCCTGCGTGACGTTGTAGATGGTTACAGTGTGTGGGGCGTACATGCAAAACACCTGCCTCTGTAAAGAAGCCCGGTATGGGCTAGGTATTCACGTGCTACGCTTGCAAGGGCGTTCTTCGCCTCGGAAGCCGCTTTCAATGCAGCTACGGAAGAATCGCCGCCGCTGCGAAGCGTCCGGGAATATCCACCGACGGTTTCACTCTGCAATTCTCCTTCTTCAGATGCAAGCCCGGCGGACACATTCTTTCTGGCGAGCTCCTGCGCTGTGTCGATCAGCATATACTGATCGACCAGAGCGCAGCAGCACATTTTAACAGCTTCGAGATCCGCGTAGTCTTTTACTCGGTTCTGTGTGTAATAATCGAGGAAGGAGCTGGCGCGGACGGCCAGACGCTGGAAATCCTCTTCACTCACGCTGCCGTAGTAGCAGCAAGAGTAAAATTCAAAATCTGCGTAAGTCATCAGCGCCGCCTCCTTATCACTTTGCCGTCACGCTCGCATTGCCGCTCTTAACCGCGTGGTAATTTCCGTCGCACTCAACCACTGTCACGGTCTGGCCGCTTGCAATGGTCAGGTCGCTCTTACCGTCCCAATCCTTCCAACCGGCAACATTATCGCCGTAAGCGACGGTCGCCGCGGAGGAGCCGGACGTGTACTTATACTTGTTGCCCGCCGCCGCCTTTGCAGGCGAAACGGTCAGCTTAGTGTCGCCGCTCTTGGAGCCAGCGGCAGAGGTGACCGTCAGCGAGCCAAGCGTGCCGCCGTCAATGGTTCCGACAACCACACCGTCAATGCGCTCCGCAAACAGCTCCATACCGTTAATGACGGTGTCCGATGCGGTCATGTTGGTGTAATCGGGTTCCTCGTGGATGCCAATGTAACCGGTCGCGTCGGTGGTGAAGTCGAACACCTCGCCGAGGTCAGCACCGTTCACGGGAATGTAGTACAGGACAATGTTGTCCTTGGCGGTGGCATAAATCTTGCCCTTGGGAACGCTGGAATTGAGGATCACAGTGCCAAGGCCCAGGAAGTTCTCGACGTAGGTCATACCGAATGCGGTCTGCAAGGTGATGTTGGCCGTAGACAGGTAATCCGCAACGTCCAGCGGATTCATGAAGTAGACCGCGCCGATCTCGTCATCCTCGAAAAGAACCTGCAGATTGCCCCAAGCCTGTGCAAGAACAGTCTGGAAGTTCTTACCGCTCACTGCGCCGGTACCGGTCGAGAGGAAGTCGAAAAAGCTCTTGCGAATGCCCTTCTGAACGTCCTTAAGCATTTCGTCGGTAGTCATTTCCACCGCCTGATCGTATCCACGGTCGGTGATCGCCTCGGCAGAGGTGGCCTTGCGCCACTTCTTGAGCGTGATTTCCTTGTAGTTCACGGCCTCGGTCTTGTAGTGGGAGAGGGGGATGGTGTCGCCCTCGGCCACAACGCCGCTTTCCAGCGTGCCGGTAGCTTTGTAGCTCTTGAGCACGGTGCCCGCCTGCTTTGCGATTTTGCGGGTAACGCCAAGAGCCTCCATCAGCTTCTTGATGGAATAGCCGAACATTTCGGTAAATTCGATCTCGCGAACTCGCGCAAGATCAGCTTTTTTAATCAGCTTAGGATCAACAGCCATAGTTAATCTTCCTTTCTAAACAAATCCATATTTGCGGCGATTGCAGCGCGCCGCTCCGCTCTGTCAGTGATTTGCATGATCTCGTCTTTCGTCATCGCCTTGCCACCGTCGTTGAGACGTGCGCCCATGTCCACACGGACAGAAGGTTTGGAGACAAGCCCCTTGTAAGTTCCTTCGATAAGTGCATCAAGGCTCTTTGTGTCCTTGATTTTCTCACCGTCCATCTCCAATGCGGTCATTTCCTCGCCGCAGCCGCGCATAGCAAGATCGAGATTTGCGCCTGTGATATTTTTGCTTTCAAAGTAAGCCCGAACAGCTTTTTCCTTTGCCGCCTTGCTTTCCTTTGCTGTGATGTCGGTCTTAAAGGCTTCAAAAGCCGAGTGTTCCTTCTCGTACTTTTCCTTGTAACCGCCATCGCCTGCCGCCTTGAGGTCGTCCAACTGCTTCTGAACGCCGGGCAGTTTCTCCGCATCAGACTTATACTTGCTGACATCAGCCTTCAAGCCGTCTACGGTCTCGGTATGTGCTTCAATGATGGTGTCCACCTGTTCATCGGTGAGTCCCATGCCTTTCAGTAATTTTCTGGTCAATGCCATTTCTATCTTCCTTTCCTTTGTCCGCAGTTCATCGCGGCGATAGATTGTATAAAAACCGCAGTGCTTCGCGGGTTTTACCTGTAAATTATTTGTAGAAAACTTTTGTTCTTTCTGGTTGCTCCGGCAATCCTGCCGCCTTGCTGAACCTGCTATATTCTGCGTTCAGCCGCCGAAGCTTTATGTTCGCAGCGGTCGCGTCTTCGGAAAGCCCAGCTTCTTTGTATGCGTTTCTAAGCTTTTTCTGTGCGCGAATTTGCCGCTCTATGCGGCGCTGCATTTGCGTAGCTTCATAGGCTGTGTAAGTCTTTCCGTCAAACGTGCAGCCAAGACCATCGTCGATATGCTTGAGCTGTTCATCGGTGTAAGTCCGCTCCGAAACTCCCGGAACATATGGGTATTTGTGATGCCTACAGTTTGCGCCTGTCAGACCGTCAACATATCCGCAACCAGTCGTTTCCACAAGGTCATCGTAGAGCCCCAGCGGGTCAGGTTCTCCGCTTTCACTCTGGTAATAGACTTTCCCTTGCCACTCCTTGTGGCTTGACCACGGCGAAGCACCCGGCTTGTCACGCGCCCCAGAGTGCGCAGACACTTCAAAGTATCGCGTATCAAGGTACTCTGCGCTTTGGTTCGTGTACTGGTCGCAGATCTGGTTCACGCCGGTCATGACAGCTCTCCGAACAGCAACGTCGATGTGGTCAACGTGTCCGCTTTCGTAGTTCACGACTTTCAGACCGCCCGCAAGCTGCTGCACCGCAGATTTAATCGCCTGATTGTAACTGATAGCCCCGCTCTGAATCTGCATAACAGCAGAATCCAACGCCCACTGATACGCACGAGCGGGCGGAAGCATCGTCCTGCCTTTGTCTACCAAAAATCCCATAGACTGTGTGATGTTATGAAATTCATCAAGCGTCTGCGCTCTGATTGCTTCGATGGTCGCAGTGTTCACCAGAATATCAGGCTGTGTCAGCCCTGCCATGTCGATAACCTCTGTGTAATACTTCTGGTTTCTTGCAATAACATCGTCGAAAAGCTCCCTGAGCTTCTTCTCGCTAATTCCAGAGGTCTTGCGGATTGCTTTCTCAATCTCCTTCGTGTCGATACCATGCGAACGAAGCGCTCTGATTGCCTGAACAGTCACTTCGTTTAGCTGGTCTTTCAGCGCAAGCCTACTGCATATTTCATCGAGAAGCGTATCTTCCAATCCTCGGAACAGTTCTGCCAGATCCTCTGGGAGCGCATCAAGTAGTTCTGGGGTAAATGGATACCGGCTCATTTTTCACAACCCAAAAAGTCCCAGTGTTTTCTCCAAATCCCATTACTCGACCTCCGTTTCTTCCTCGGTTACCATGTCCTGCGCCTTCGGCAACGCCGCCTTTGCGGTCGCCTCGTCCTCGTTCATCCACTTCATGCGGAACTCCCAGTCGTTCATGATGCCTGCGTTAAGAAGCTGCATATCGCGCAGGAAGTCCGTCTGCTTGTCCTCAATGATGGAATCGTCAAAGTCAACAGAAATCTGCACTTCCTCATTCAGGCCAGCTTCCATGTACCTGTTCCCCATGCGGAGCAGCGTCCTGCAAAGCTCTGTGATTGCCTGTTCAAGCAAAATCTCATGCTTCTTGATCGTTCGGAACATGGTACTGTTCTCGCTGATAACCTGCGTTGCTGTAGCAATACTTCCCTGATCGAATTTGTAATGATTTTCACCGAAGCCGCACTTGCTGGACAGGATATTCAACATATCCTGCATACCGGTGTTGAACTCCTCGGTACGAAGCGTCATGTCAACAGACTGCAAGATGTTCCCGTTGTTCGCCCTGTCTTCTGGGAGGACGTAATACACAGTCTCACGCTTATCAAATACCGGTCTGCCGTTCACGTCCCGAGTTGCTTCCGGCTGCACCACAATTCGCTTTTTGCCAAGAACAAACTCATTCACGTAGCTGTCATATGTAATATCAACGCTCTTGAGCTGGTCGATGGCATATGCAAACACAGCCACACCAAGTGGGTTATTTTCATCGGAGTTCGCAATATTCAGCCTGTCAATGACAAACTGTGGCTTGTCGCTCCCTGTGTGTACAACAGGCGGGATTGTTTCAAAGCCCTTTACACTGGTCAGAGGGACTTCTTCGGAATCATACAAATGGTTCTCGATGTCGTACTCGCCGCCGTTCAGCCTGTGAACTTGAATGTATGTGTACTCTGTATCGTCAACCTTTTTTGTAGAGGCGAACGCACACTCCCTGATGATTCCATTGTCCCATGTCAGGGGATAAATGTTCATCGCGCTGACATAGTTGATACGGATGCGCCCAGAATCAACAATTTCGGAAGTGTCCGGATTGATGGACATTCCCTCAATGACCGGAACATACGCGATCGTTCCAAGCGCTGCTTTTCGCTCCTGCGATTCGTTTGCCTTGACCTCCCAGTTGTTTTCCGAGAGAATCGTGTCTACGAACTCCTGCTCCTTCTTCCCCTCAAGCGTGATGTTTACCCGCTCGTTCATCAGAAGGTTTGCCCAGTCCTCGCATACCTTTTTCGCCATGCTTACGGAATATCTGTGGCATTCTAATTCTTCAATGCCATTCCATACCGTGTAACTGTGGAAGTCCTCGACATTCCCTTTGTACCAGTCTCCCCACACACCGATCAGCTTGTAGAAGTCAATGCCAACTGTCTCGAAGCCCAGCTCCTTTAATGCTCTGCGTATGTTCACTCTTTCACCGTCCTATCGTATGCCCGGCGCGTTCCAGGTCTTTGTAATAAGGCTCTATACTGTACTCAAACGCATCGAGGCTATCAATATCGGATGTTCCATCGTCAAGACGCTCGTCCTCGAACTTATCCGGGTCATAAATTGCTGATTGGAACGCATCGATCAAATGCGGGCAGTTCCGCGAAACCTTGAGCCTGCCTTGCTTCATCAGAAGCACGACAAGCCTGATTCTGTCCGTGATCTGCATTTTCAGCGCGTTCTTGACTTGGGTACCCAGCCGGAGTTTTTGTGCCGTGTGATCTAAACCTCGTATAAGCACCGTTTCCGCGCTATCCGCTCGTGTCTGGCTGTAACCATACTTTGATGTTATCAGTTGACAGAACGTAGCAAAACGCCGGTTTAACGCATCTGGGTCAATCTCTTCGTTTTTTATGTATTCTTCTTCCAGCGCCACAACCCGGAAATCTTTTGTGATCCCGGTAGCTTGAAATTTCGTTGCAGACTTCGTTCCACCGAAGTCAACGCCAATGGAAATAACAGAGAACTTTGTATCGTTTTCTTCCGCCCATTTTGTAGGATCATCAATCAGATACTTTTCTGTGTCGTTGGCAAAGTCCTTGTAAACAATACCCTCCGCAGCTACCCAAATCCCACGGATGTAGCGATCATAATAAACGGTTCCTTCGTACTCGCGTTTCAGATTTTCTACAAACGCAGGCGGCAAAAATGGGTTATCGTCTATCGTGTATGTTTGGCTGAAAATGTCCGCGTCACTGTCTAAGAATCTTTTCAGCCAGTGGTTCGGATACTGCGGATTGTATGTCCCATCGAAACAGGAGTATCCTTTGTCGAGGCGGCTTTTCAGCAGTGCAAAGACTTCTTCCGACCAATCCGCAACCTCGTCGCCGTAGCAGTACTTGATCGACGCGCCGCGGATCTTGGATACCTGTGACACCTTTTCTGCGCCGAGGCAATAGCACTTTTCCCCGAAAATCCACGCTGTGTTGTCGCTGGAGATTGTTCCGACGAGCATATCGCCATACAGGTTCCGCATCGGCTCCAGCACATTTCGCTCAATCGTGGATTTTGTTACGCCGAGAATGACGGCCAGACCATCTTTCCCGATTCGTTCACGAATCCGTATTGGTATGATCCATCGAAAATCTAGGTAAGTCTTCCCACTTCTGGTGGCTCCGCCCTTGAAGTTCCATCGATGCGTCCCGTATTTTACAAATTCACGTTGTTTCGGACTTAACAGCATCTTGGAACTCCTTCAGCATCGAATCAAGCTTCTCCATTGTCGTCCTGTTGCGGTCGGAAGCAGCTGCGTAGCGTTTCATGAGACTGTCACCAGCTTTCAGCCGGTCGGACAGCGATGCGTCCATGCCGAACTGGTCTTTGACCTCCCCGCGCATGACCGCAGTGTAAAATTTCAGAATTTCGTTTGAATCCGCGACCTGCGCCGCTTCCTGTTCGTCCAGCCTGCGCTTAATATAGGCAGAAATTTGAGGTTTTTTTAGGTTTTCAGCGCCAATAAACGGGGCCGTTTTCAGGCTATATCCCGCTTTTTTCGCTGCTTCTGAGGCGTTGCCGGATTTCAAATATTCTTCGCAGAATCGTTTCTGCTTCGGCGTAAGTTTTTCATCCGCCATCGCTGTAAAGGCTTGCAAGCAGCTTCACCACATCCGCAATCTGGTACGTTTCCAGCAGAGTGACATTCTTCGGCTTTTCATCAGGTCGATATTCGTAAACCATGTATTTCGTCACCATCCTGTCATTTTTCGCGGAATAGGTCTGCATTTGATTGATTTTTATTTTGATTCCGTTGTACAAGAGCGCTGTTTGCAGCTTGTGTGCAAGGGCGCGCAAACTCGCCATAGCCGCTCCTTTCTGCCTCATTCTTTCGTTCTCGTGTCTCCGTGTGTGAATAAATATATTTATTCACACCGGAGAACACGAGAACAGGAGGAGGAGGTGTCCGCAGAACGCTGCGGTGCCGATGAAAAGGGGCGTAGAGTTGATCTCTACGCCCTTATAGTAAATGTTAAATTTGGCTCTGGGACGCAGACTTTTTCATGAAAGGCCTCTTTTTTGCCCCACAAGGCGAATAAATTGCCTGTGCCACTCCTGCGCGGTGCGTTCGGATACATAAACCGCCATCGCAGCGCCCTGCAGGGTATGCGTCCGCTTCCAAAGAACTAAGTCTATGAGCCGGAGTCGCTCCGCGCCGTCAACGAGCTGTTCCGTCTCCGCGATTGCATCCGCAACGGCAGCGCGCTCGGCCTTCGTCATCAGCCCGCCGCCCTTATAGCTGCGGATCATCCATTTTGCATAGGCCCACCAACCGTATCGCGGCGTGCTCATCAGTAATGTTGCCTCCCTTCCCGCCTTGCGCGGTTTGCATCCCGCAGCGTCCGCATGCAGCCCCGCGTGGACGCGCACCGCGTCATGTCTTTTAGGCGCTCCTGCTTGTATCTGTCCGCCTCCCGGCGGAATGCTATGTATCGGGTGCAGTCCGTGTGGCAGCCGGTATGCCTATCCGAACAGCCTTTGCACGGAGCCTGCACCGGTGTGAGCCCTAGATTTCCCTGCATTCGTCCACCCTCACACATACCCGCTTGCCGTTGACCTCTACGACATAGCCTGTTCGGTTTGTCCTGTATTTGTATTTCTCGGCGGGATACACCCGCCCGCAGACAGGCCGCATTTCCGGGTATACCGGGATTGACCGTGTAATCAGGATCTGCACGCGGTCAGCTCGCCCCGTCGCAACCACCATATGCGCCGCCCCGGCGCATTCCACGCTGCAAAAATTATATTTTGCCTTGTACTTCGATGGAGCCCGCATAAACGTTTTCCCGCAGGTGTCGCACGTCAGCTGCATCGGCGGTCTTGGTGGCTTTCGCTGCGTCTTGCTCATAGCTTTACCCCCTTGATGTACTTATCGAAATACGTCACAGCTACCGCCATCGCCGCCCACATATCCGCCGAGAAGCCGTAGAAGAAGCCGGGGTCTTTCTTCGTTCCCTTGCCGAAATTCGGCTGGCCTGGCGCGTAGCGGTCGACGAGGGCCTGCCGGATGTTTGCATCTTTGGCAGATAGCGAGCCGCACAGATCCAGCTTTTCTTCCCGGCGGAATATCCGCGTCGGCCCATATCCAGTCTGCCACAACACGGTTTGCCAGAACCGTCCGATCCAGACGCAGGTATCAAAAACCTCTTGGCCTACCGTCATGCCCATGCCCGCGATCATCTCGATTGCCACGTCATGGCCGTTCCCGTAAAGCTTCCGCTCAAGCATCGGCAGTAGCTCATTGTTACCTTTCTTCCCGGCCTCCAGCACGCGGCGAATTTCTTCGCCGTCGTGCTCGACCACCACATAGCCGGATTGCGTATTCCCCGGGTCAATCGCCAGAATTGTGCCCATAACAATCTTCACCTCCATCCATCTTCGCCCCGCATTTCCCGCAGAAATTATGCCACCGTGAGCACAGCGTTGCGCCGCATATTGGGCAGTGGTCATACGGGATATCCACATGCACCATATTCCTGCGGTAAAGTGTAGAGCGGTCTCCCGCTAAAACTCCGATCTCCTCATGGTATCCCACAATCGTCCTCGTGCGCACTTCCGTCACCGGCGTTCCATGCACCACCTCCGCAACGTCGGCGGCGGGCATATCCGAGATGGATTGCAAGTTTTTTGCGCTGCACCCGTCCTGCATTAGTTTCATAAGTGCCGCCTCGCGGCTGATGTATTCGTCAGGCATGGTCGGCCTCCTTATCGCACGAGGAAAGCACGCGGTCGTCCAAAAACGCACGCGCCGTGTATTTCCCGCCGCATTCGCACGGCTCTTTTGTCCGGTAAACTGTCCAGTTCGGAGTCGATAGCTTTTCGTCCACCGGCGCGACCTTCCCGCACCGCTCACAGACCGGCGTCATGTCCATCATATCCATCATGTTTTTACGTTTTGCCATTCTTCTTGTCCTCCATTCTGTTCAAAGTAAAACTTGATCGGTTTCTCGTGCTCGATAACGTTGCCGTAGGCAACTCCCACCTTGTAGATGTAGTTCTCCCTGAGTTTGCGCGGGATCTCCTCGATATAGCACCGGAATGTCTCCAGCGTGTTTGCCCGCTTGTAGTGGTTACACATCCGGCAGGCAGGCATGAGGTTTGAAATATCATCTGTTCCGGCTTCTTCAATGTCCCACGCTCGCAGCGGCCGGAAGTGGTCTACCTGCATGTCTCGGATATCGATAGGCCGTCCGCAGTAGGCACAGTGGCCGTCATACTTCGCATAGACCGCTTCCCGTTTTTTCTTACTGAAGCTCATCCCTTGCCCTCCATTTCCTGAATCGCCCGCTCGGCTTCGGCGCGCGTCAAAAATATGCTCTTCCCGATTGCATTTTTATCGAAAGCCGGGCCGCCTGCCGTCTCGTAGATGACCTCGCGCACCGTGTGCTCATACACCCTCACCCCGTCAGTCTCGTACACCTTGCACGGCAGCACGACGCACCGCCCGTCCTTGTCGGCCTCTGCAAGCTCTTTCAACCGTCCGACCGTCATGTTTTCCGCAGCCTGCGCGAAATCCCACAGAAGCCCAGCATTTTCGCCCAGCTTGTGCAGCATTTCCGGTGTCCATCCCGTGTCCTCGTAGGCTTTCAGACGTCCGTACAGATCGCGGGCCATCTTGCGGAAAATATCCTTGCCAAAGCCGTTGCTCGTTGGGCCGTTGATCAGCACGTTGAGCGTTCTGTCCCGGCTCTGCTTCCAGTCGATTTCCTTGCCGCCGATCGCGGCGTGCAGAAATCGGTCGGTGCCCGGGTCTACGTTGATATTAGGACTTGTCAGTCGTTCCATGTCTCTTCCTCCACATACCGCCAGCTCTGCGGCGGGCGGGTGATTGGCTTGGGTTTTACCTTGAGCGCTACCTCTACCTCATTTGGCACAGCGTAAAATTCCCGCAGTTTGCGCGGGGTGTCGTAAATTTTAAGATCATCGATCTGCATGCCGTATCCGTGCTCCGTGCCCAGATACTTGTATATGTCCTCGCGGGTGAGACAGGCATCCACCGTCGCCCATTTGGGGATCATGCAAAGCGGGTAGACCGTGCCGATCTTATTGCAAGTAAATTCCGCAACGACTTTCCCGTTTGCGGCCTCATATCCAAACGCCTCCGCCTGTTCGCGCTCATAGGCCGATTCCGCCGTAATAGCCGGCGCCCGTGCGTTGGCTTTCACCATGAGCGCCCCCTTTCCGCCTGTGGTACAGTAGATATAGCACTTAAACGGCACACCGCACTTCGGCGCGGTCTTGCGGATTTCGACCGTTTTACTCCCGTTCAGGATCTTCCGAGCCCACTCCGGGCGGATGCTGATCAAAACAGCTTTACTCATGCTTACCTCCTTCCTCCGGCGCGCCGCGCCATTCCCATTCGTCTGTGCTGCTCCCGATTCCGGAGCATTTCATGCACGCGCAATCCGGTTTCTTCGCGCAATTATCGCAGTCTTCTTGGCCGGTCGGCTTAAACCCTTCCGGGCAATCCCCAAACCTCGCACAAAACATGCAGCCAGCTTTTCGAATCTCCTTTTTCAGTGCCGCGTTCTCGGCGGTCAGGCGCTCGATGAGGTCGGCGGCGTGCAACCCGAGCCGCTCTTTGCAGTTAAGCTTACACGGAAGCGGATCTTCTTCCGTCATATTTTTCGCTTTACAATCACTGCATACTCCGAAGCCAAAGCAGCAGCGCAGAGATTCTATCGTTTCTTTGTAGTTCATAGTGTTACATCCTCCATTCCTTCAAGAACCATTTGTCCCGGCAAAACGCCGTCCTCCATCCACCAGCGATACACGTCCTCTCCGGTCTGCCAGAGCCCGCTCAAACCTTTTCTTTTTTGGCATTCGAGCATCCTGCCGAACGCCCTGATGTAAGCATCCCTGTATTTCGGGTATCTCGTAAACTGCTCTTTCCGGTGTTTCCCAGCCATCGGGCATCCGATGCAGCCAATACGAGCAAATCCGCAAGCATAAAGCGGGTTCATGCAGATTTTTTCTGCCGCGCAGTAATCCCAGATATCGGCATTCTGCCAGTCGACAATCGGGTTTACGGTTCGCGTACCTTTTAACTGGCAATTTTCCAGCAGCATGCGTCGTTCGTCATTATCATCCATGAGGATAATCCGCTTTGCCTTATCCCTGTGGAGCTTTTCCATAATTCCGCGGGTCGTTTTGCGCTTTTGCGATTCCGCCCAGCGAACGCCGGTAGCAATCCAGCGCCCGCTCCCGCTGGTTTCTTTGAGTTCAGCGCAGCAGTACCGTACCAGCCGCGTCGGCGGCATACGTTTTTGCGGGATCAGGTTCCACATCGTCACATTCCCGCCGTCCGGTGTGCGGTGGGTATCGATGTCGCATTTTACGCCAGCCAGCTCCAAGCGGCGGAAGGTATCCCGCACATGCCAGACGGTCTCCGGCGCATCAGCTGTCGTCAGCGAGTGCAGCACCTCGTACGGGATTCCCGCCGCGCCAGCCAGATGCAGCAGCACGTCCGAGTCCTTGCCGCCGGAGTATGTAATCACAAGCGGCTGCTTGTACAGGCGCAGGCTCATATCCGAGGCCATCCGCAGCCGCTCAATCGCGGCTTGCTCTACGTCCATTGCCGTCCTCCCTCCCCGGCGTCAGCTTGGCCAGCATGATCTGCCCCAGATCCGCCACGTACACCAGCCGCCCGCGGCTGTACACCATCAGCTTGTCGCCTTGGATTTCCATCCGGTCGGCCTCAATATTGGTCAGATCGTTGCAGCAGTCACAGACAAATCTCATGTCTTATCCTCCTCGTTTTCCGCAAGCATTCGCTCGACCGCCTCCAGCTGGAGCGCATCAAGTTCGTCCCCGTGGCGCTGCACGCCTTGCTGCAATCGGGCAGCGCCCTTTGACACCGGCCCCATCACCCTGTCCACAGCCGCACGTTCCAGTGGATTCAGTTCGTCATGGTGCCCCTGCACGCCGTAGCCGGGCTTTGCAGCGCGGCCGAGCGCCGCAGGGCGTGTGCTGGCCTCTTTCAGCCAGTCAAACACGATCCCCTTGTAATTTGCGGCCATAGAGCGGGTTATCACGTCGATCATGGCTTCCTCGCCATATTCCTCTGCGGCTTTCGTAATCTGTGTGACAAGGCTTTGCAGGCCGACAGGCTTATACTCCTCCCGTCGTTCGCCCTTGTATGCCACCCATTTCTCAACTGCTTCGCGCAGTGTGGGGGGTAGGGGGGAAAGAATACTGTCCATGTCCATGTCCTTGTCCTTTTCCTTTGTCCTTTTCCTTTGTCCATAGCTTTTTTTGCTTTCCTCGGAAAGCATTTGCTTTTTTTGCTTTTCGTTGCTTTCGTCAAAAGCATTTGCTTTTTCGGATTCAGGCCGACCGCCCTGCTTTCCTGCCTCGCTTCTAGACGCGGAGATGGCTTTTTGAGCCGCTACGGATTCGTCAATGTCCCGTCGAATCGCAGGCCAAATGAAACGCTCACTCCCGCTGAACTCTGGCTCTGCTCCCGACTCGCGATAATCCATCGCGGCCAGCACCAAGCGCCCCACCTCAGCAGCACTGTACGCCTCGAAATAGCTCCTGTAACTCAGCCACAGCTTGACGTATTCCTTTTTCTCTCCCATCCGTCAGCCCTCAGAACGGCAGGTCGTCGTCGCTTTCGTCAAGCTGTTTGAACTCCTCTGCGCTGGCCGGTGCAGCCGTTACAAAAGATTCGGCCTTGCTGGGCTTGAGATACCGGATACAGTCGCGCGTCACCCCGTCATTGCCCTCAAACGGCTCCATGTGCAAAATGCAGTTGCGGCCCACCAGATCGTCAAGTTCAAAATCTGCGCCCGGCTCAATGCCAAGCGCGTTTGCATATTTGCCGATCTTGTCGGCGTCGTACTCCCCGGTGTCGCGGTCGGGCCAGAAGTTCTTGAAGATGTGCTTCTTTTGGTATTCCTGCTCGACGTCCTCACGGACAACGAAATCGAACTTGATGCACTCATTTCCGTTCTTCGTTACGCTGTAGCCGCACGATTTCAAATAGCACTCATAGTCGCCAGCCTTCATCAGGCCGCCATCATTCTTTACTGCCTTAAATCCCATCTACTTTGTCCATCCTTTCAGTGTTCATTTCCCAATGGGTAAAATAATCGTTGATATATCCATTTGCCAAAAGCCAGTTGATAAAGCATGAAATCGTATCTTCGATAGGCTCGAAATCGCCGCGCCGGTATGTTTCCGCGTAGGTGCTTGTTCCGTCGAAGATCAGGTATGTAAATTTTGACGCGCCGGGCAGCAGATGCAGATACATCGGGTGCTGCGGGCTGTGCAGGTACTTGCCGTATTCGTACCGCTGTACGCGCTTGATATCGTAGATGATTCCGGCCTTTACGTAGTCGCAGACGCCGTATAACTGGAAATCCAAGCCCGATACATGCAGCCGCCCGGCGACCGGCACTTGTGGCTGACCGCCCGAGCAGATGCGGGAAAACTTTGCTACAGCCCGATCATATTTCGCGCTGACCGACTCGACCGGTACACCAGCAACTGTGCTGTTAATCGCCGCCTCGAAGTCAATGCCAGCCTGCATAGCTGGGGTCGTCTCCTTTCCCTCCCGCCGAAGCGTGGAGAGAAAGGAAGATAGAGCCGCGTCCGCATACGTATCATCTGCATCAAGAAAGTGCTGCCAGCTGCTCAGCAGGCTTTGTGTCAGCCAGTACATAGCAATTTTTCTCCTTATCGTATTTCAGACCGAGTTCCTTGCACTTACGCTTGAACTCCGCACCAAGCTCGGCGGCACTGGTAAGGGAATGATCCACCTTTGCAAGGCAATTCCGAGCATTCAGCGCTGTTTCCGGATCGCATACGAGAGCAATAAAGGCTCGTCCTTCTTTCATCGCCAAATCATAGCCTGCTTTTTCGTTGCTATAAAGCGCAGCCTGTGCATTGATATCCTCCTGCGCCTTACGGAATAGATCTGCAAGGAACGTGGACTTCTGGCCGGGCTTGAGCTCCGGCAGCTGCATCACGCCACGCACGCCAAAGCAGCCCTTTGCAAAGTATTCGTCTGTCGGTGTAAAGCCGATCATGCGCTTGTTGCCCATCATGAACATGTAGCCGCCAAAGTCCGCAGGCGTCCAGACGATATCCTTTGCGCCGCCCTCGCAGGAAAGGCGCGTCTGGATGGTGTCGCCCTTCTGCTGTTCCGTCGTATGGAACACCACGATCAAATGCTTCCGGTCTTTTGCGCGGATCTGATAACACAGCCGATCAAACTCAGACTTAATCACGCCGTACATCGCGCGGCTATCCTTTGCGGCCTTGCTATCCTGCTTCTTCGCCCAGTCCTTCATGAGCTGCACCAGCATACCGCCGGTATCGATTACAACGGATTCAGCCGCCTTGTATTCGTCGGAATCCATATCGCTGAGCATTTCTTCGTAGGATTCCACCACAGACGTCACGCCGCGCTGCTCTGGCCTGACGCGGGCAATGCCGTTGTCCGTGTCGAACAGAAACGGCTTCGGTGCCGAAAGGGCCAGCGTCGTCTTGCCCAATCCGGGCTGTCCGGAAATGATGCACATAAATTTCTTGTTGCTGAAATCCAGTTCAGCGGGTTTCTTGATTGCCATTTACCTTACCTCCACAAATTTGCCGTTCTTCAGCCGATACCAGGTATCTGCCTTGATCTTCTCGCCGTCGACGATTGCCGCTTTGACAGCAATAATCGGAAACGTCTCTCCGTCCCATTCGCCGCGCTCGACGCAGCAGATCGCGCAGCCAAGAGCACCCATTGCTTTACACTCATATCCGGCTGCAAGAGCAACGCCGGCTTTGCCTGTGGCGGAGGCTGAGCCCTGATCGCCTGTGGCGGAGGCTGAGCCCTGAACGCCTGTGGCGGAGGCTGCGCCCAGATAGCCTGTGGCCGATGCTGCGCCCTGAACGCCTGTGGCCGATGCTGCGCCCTGATCGCCTGTGGCGGAGGCTGCGCCCAGATAGCCTTTGGCGGAGGCTACGCCCTGATAGCCTGTGGCGGAGGCTGCGCCCCGATTTCCTGTGGCCGATGCTGCGCCCTGATAGCCTGTGGCCGAGGCTGCGCCCTGATTTCCTGTGGCCGATGCTGCGCCCTGATTTCCTGTGGCCGATGCTGCGCCCTGATAGCCTGTGGCCGATGCTGCGCCCTGAACGCCTGTGGCGGAGGCTGCGCCCAGATAGCCTTTGGCGGAGGCTACGCCCTGATAGCCTGTGGCCGATGCTGCGCCCTGATCGCCTGTGGCCGATGCTGCGCCCTGATAGCCTGTGGCCGATGCTGCGCCCTGATCGCCTGTGGCGGAGGCTGAGCCCTGATCGCCTGTGGCCGAGGCTGCGCCCTGATAGCCTGTGGCCGAGGCTGCGCCCTGATCGCCCGTGGCATGATTCTCTTTTTCGGCGTTTGCGCGCTTGATCGCGTCCTCAAATCCGATTTGGTTCTTGATATATTCGATCTGCGCTTTCACGAGGCCAGGAACGCCAATCTCAGCTTTCAACGTCATTTTTTTCGCGACGATTTTACTATCACCCGATTCACGCTCGTCAGTTACTTCTTCGGCATCTGCCTCAAAATATCGGCTTTCGTTCGGTGCATAGTGGTTCAGCACATCAATGGGTTGCTTGCACGCGTGCAGCCCCGCTTTGCAGAGGCGCGGTTCGCCGTCATAAACAGCGGTTTCTCCAAGCTTGTACTGCATCCCCCGGCACTTCATGTCCTTGTCTGTCCCTTTGTAGACCTTCATAGTTCCTCCTTACGCTGTTTTCTGTTCAAACCCCAGCGCCCCGGCCAGCTCCGAGCCGCTGTATTCATCCCTTACATAGTCCCCGAAGCACTCTGTGTGCAGCAGCACGCCGCTACAGCAGAAACACTCGGTTCCCTCATAGATATCTTCCCGGCAGTACTCGCACTGCCCGACGATCTTCGGCTCCGGCTCGTCAATGCCGAGATACAAATTTTCACCATTGTATCCCATTGCGTGCCGCCTCCTCTCTGAACAAGCGTTCGCACAGGCTCTGCACAGTCGCGCAGCCGATTGCCTCACACAGCCGTTGCAACGCCTCCGCACCGCTGTCTGTCAGGCGGAAGCAGTAACGGCGGCGCTTCTTTCGGTTCTCCGGCTTCGCCGCTCCTGCGGCCTCCAGCGCCTTGATACGCGCCTCGGCATTCGGCATCAGCTTCACGCCGTAGTCCTCCGGGTGCTCACACTTGGAAAGCAGATACCGGTCGAACCTCGGGAATTCTACCCGGACGGCCTTGACGCAGGCCGAGGTGCCGCATTTTCTTCTAATGTCTGGTATACTTGACATAGGTTCCTTTCTGCCCTATAATAAGGGCAACGTAATTTTCCTTTCGGCCTCTGTCGCGTTGCCGCGCGGCAGGGGTCATTTCTTTATGCCAGCCCGTACAGCAGCGCGACGAGTGCGACCAGACCGGTCAAAACGCATTCATACGTCATTTCCGCCATCCCGGCCATAGCCGACAGGATCATCGCCGCGCCGCTCACCCAAAGGCACATACCCTTCAAGATTCGCAGTGTTGCCTTACGGGCCTCCGCTTCTTCCCGCAGCCGCTCCCGGCGCTCCTCGGTCGTTTCCTCCGGATCGACCCCGAGCCGTTCTGCAAGATTCGTTCTCATGCTCTTTCCTCCTTCGTCTCCTGCATCCGCCTGACGAGACGCGCCAGACGGGCGTTTTGTGTCACGAGCTTCTGCGCGTCCAGATCCAGCCCCTTGCGTTTCAGGCCGTTTATGATCTGCGCTTCCTGGCACTCGCACACCAGCGCCGCCTCGATCAGATCATGCAGCTCCTGCGCATTCAGCGTCAGGGTGTAGGTCTTCACTTCCGCCATGTTGCATCCTCCTTCTGTTCCTGTTCCCGGCAGTTCCAACTTTCATTTGTTCCTCCTCATGCTCCGAGAAACCGCAAAAACGGCTCTCTCGGGATCTTCACTCTGTGATTGCTTGTGCAGCAGACCGGGAAGCCCAGCTTTTCAGGCCGTTCCCTCGCCATCAAGCGAAGCCATTGCGGGTTACAGCCGAGCACCTGCGCCGCCTCGCTTGCGAGGATTGTGGGCTTTGACATTGCCCGGATATCGTCCAGCGTCATTTTTCCTCCTTTCTGCGTTCGATCACGGCCTTAACCGCGTCTTCCAAGCGCTTCCTCGCACCCGGCGGATTTCTTTTCCCGTTCAGGATCATGGAGATGTAACACTTCGTCACGCCAAGCTCAGCTGCCACTTCGTCGTATGTGACCTTGCTGTTGTGCATCTTCCCGATCAGATCGCCCGTCCATTTTTCAGGCATTGACATCCCTCCTTTGGGTTCTGTCCGTTCTTCAAATTTCCTTATGCGGATCAGTTTCAACCCGTAATCAACTGCCGATTTTACCTGATTGCTTTCCGGCACACCTGCGGTTGCAAGCGCGGAAAGGATAATCGCCGTTTCCTCTTTGCGTTTCATACGCCCGCCCCCTTTTTCCTGCGTTTGCTCGGCTTCTGCAGCAGCGAATCGACCGATACGCCGAAATAGTCTGCAACGAGCGATAGCTTTTCGACTGTCGGACTACAATCTGCCCATTTTGCAATCGTGCTATTGCCAAAGCCGAGTGTCTTTTCAAGTGCAGAAAGCGAAATATTGCGTGATGCGCAAAGTTTTTTGATGTTTTCTAAGAGCATTTTCTCCCTCCTTATTGACAAAGTTGCGAAAATGTTCTAAACTATCGTTGTCGGCAAAAGTGAACATTTCCGCTACAGGGGCAATTCCTTTGTGGCTGGTTTGTTGCACCCGTTTGTACTTTTCATTATACGAATATTTTCGTAATTGTCAAGATGTTTTTACGAATTTATTCGTAAATTTCTTAGAGGGCCTTTCTATGTCAATACTCAGCAGAATCGGTGAACTTCGAAAGCAGCACGAAAAGCTTTCTATTAACAAGTTGGAGCAGGAATGCGGTCTTACACGCGGGTCAATGGCAAAGTGGGATGACCACGCGCCAAGTCCAGACAAAGTCAAAAAGGTTGCAGACTATTTCGATGTTTCTGTTGAGTACTTGCTTTACGGTGACCCGTCTGCGGGCATAAAAAAAGAGCGCCCCGCCGATGGCGAAGCGCCCGATCAAGACAAACTTCTTGAAATCGTAAGAGATAGTCAAGATATGTCTTTCCTGCTGAAAGTAATGGATGAAGTAAATAAGAGCATGCAGAAATTGAAGTGAGGGGTTAATATGTATCGTTTACCGCCGTTTTCGGAATTCTTGTCCCAGCTCAATGTTGATTCCTTTTCCTATGATATCGCGCAATTTGCCCCGGAAGATTTAAAGGATTCATCCGACCTGTTCGCGGAAGAACAGTACGCCTTTTTGATGAAATCATATTCCGCTATGGCTCTTGCGCTTCTCCAGAGTTACCATCTATGGCTTCGCGAAACGCTTTCACCATCGAATCAATAGGTGTCTTCACCTCTTTCTTCTCTGTGCTCTGCGCGGAAAAGATGTTTTCAATCGTTTCTATCAAAAGTGCGTCCCGCTTTTTGTCTGCTTTTATGACTTGTATGGCGCAGTAAATAACCGCAGCCGCCATCAGCATAAAAACCAAAAACAAGAAAATTCTCATATTCAGCTATCCTTTCTTTCGAGTCTCAGTATACAAATAATACGTTTGCATTCATCGTTTGTCAACGTTTTGATTTTTTCGGCTAGTTCTTCCTTCAATGTGTCGACTGTTGCCGTTTCCGTGTAATTGCTGCGGCTATCTCCTCGAACATTCTTTATCATTGCATACTCCTATTCCTGTTTTCCCAAATTCCTGCGCTCATTTTTGTGCAATTCCTACATTGCGGTCACTGGTTCTAAGTGGTAATATGTAAGTACTTACAATTATATTCAATGCAGCATGCGCGTCCCCCGGCGTTCTTCCTGCTCCCGACCTATGTCGGCGACGCAGGAAAAGAGCAGCGGCACGCCCTTGATGTAGTCCACGCTGACGCTATGCACATCTGTCAGCTTCGCGCCGTCGACCGTCACGTCGACCCTCCCATTGTTTACCCGGATGTTGATGCACTCCATATTTTTTCCTCCTGACATTTATTATAGAACGATTGTTCTAAAAATCAACATGGCATTATAAACAAACAGACCGCGTTATTTTTGGGAATCAGGAATCCGATGGTGTACAGGTTATGGGACTGATGATTTGATATAATATTTGGTTTGACCGGCCCCATCGTATCTGGAACATACGGTGGGGCCATTTCAGCAGATGCAGGATTCAGGAACTATCTGCTACGTTTTCATTGTACCAGATAATGTTTGTAAGAAAAGGGCGAATCCTGCGTTCTTGTCACATGTTTTGCATTTTTATATGGAAAATGTAAGAAATAAAACTGAAACTTACGAATGGAGGCGTAATCATGTCCGCAATACAGGATCTCGCTCCGTTTATCGGCGCGTATCAGGGGAAGATCAGAAGGGCAAAAGATGCAAGCGGGATGACGTTGGAGGAGCTGTCGAACGAGTCCGGCGTTTCCTTCTCTGCCGTGAGCCGATTATACGCTGGAACACAAGCGGATCCACGGCTTTACAACTCGGCTGCGCTATGCAAAACGCTCGGGTTGTCGCTCGACGAGCTGTTCGGCCTTGAAAATCCTGTCGGAAGCCCGGAAAAGCTGACCAAGCAGATCCATCATGTCGAGCTTGAAAACGCCAAGCTGGAGGCAACAGCGGCCGCGCAAAGCGCACAGATAAAGTCTACACATACAATGTGTTACGTCCTCGCCCTGTTTTGTATGCTGCTCTCCTTTTCTCTGATTGCCTGCCTTGTGACGGATGCGCAGAGTCGGAGCGCAGGCCTCATTCGCGATGGAGATTTGTCCGTAGCTGCATGGGTTTGCATTGCCCTGATCGTAGGTTCAGCGCTGGCTTCGGCAATTACTTTCTATGCAATCCGAAAAGAACGTG